TTGTAAAGGTAGAGTATTAATCGGATTTGGCATTTGACAGTACCTGTTTCATTTCTAACTCTGTTTTAAAAGGACCTTTAAATGGATATCTTTCTAGAGTAATAAGTTTCGGGCAAAAACTTTTAACCCATCCTTTTTCAAATTTAATTGTGTAGTATCCTGCACAATATAAACTTTTACTTGCTGAACTTTTAGTAAACAGTGGTAATCTTTTTTGTACATTGTACAGTGGATTGTATGGATAAGAGCTTGTTGGATAGTCGTAGACATCTCTTGATTCTGTTTGACTACTAATTGTAGTCTTAATCTTTGTTTCAAAAAAATCTTTACCAAATACTTTAGTGAGTTCGTCTTTCTTGTTAAAGTACTTTTCACCGCCTTTGGCGCTTAACATAAATTTGTTATTTTCTTTTTTGTGTAGTGTACCAATCCGTTCACCGTCTTCTTCTACGATCCAGAATTTTCCATCTACAATTGGTTTAGCTTTAATGTTCATAATATTTCCTTAACCTGGGTATCTTGCTTGAAACGGCTCTGCATACAGCTGAATTGAATCAGAGATCTTTTTCATGTCGTATAGCTGGCAAAACTTTAAAAGTCTAATACCTACTTGACTAATATCTTTTTTGTTTTCAATATTTTTATTAATAGTGTCAAAGATCTTTTCTTTGATATCGGCCGGTTGAGCAGTTAGATCTACTAACTGTCGATTTCGTTCGTAGTCATCAAGAACTCTGTGTTCTTTACCTTCGTGATCAACCCATCTCTGCAACATGAGATTATTCCACGCCCAACCTTTTTTATTACGATCTTCGAAAGCTTCAGTTAATCCAACTTTGTTCTTAGTACCTTTAGTACGCACTCCGGGATATGCACTGAAGACGTTATCGCTAGAGTCACCGCGCATACATTTCTCAAATAAGATCCATTCTGGATTAGGAGGACCTACTTCTTCTTTTGTTTTCTTGTCAATCACTAGTTTACCTTTTTTATCAAAGATACCTTCGTGTGTGGTAAGTGTATCTGCTACACCGTTATATTGACTCACATTAGGTGCAATTAACTGATGAAAATCACTATCAGTTGAAATAATAACATGTTTAGAATCTGTATGGCTTTGAATCCATCCAGCAATTAAATCGTCAGCTTCTAGTTCAGGATGTTGTAGTACAGTGCAATTAGTCTTTGTTGCCACAAACTCTTTGAAAACGTCAAATGTTTCCCAGAACAACTTATCTTCTTCTTGTTCTTTAACAGTCATAGCCGCACGAGTTTCTGCACGATTAGCTTTGTAAGGTTTATAAAAGTCCTTACGCCAGCTTCGACCTTCGAGACAAAATACTACATGATGACCTTCAAAGTCTTGCCATGCTTTTTTGATACTGTTAAAAGTAATGTGAAGAGCCATTCCGAGTTTAATATCGGCATCACCCCGCACTACATGCCTAGCACGAAAAAATGTATTAGCAGTATCAACAAGAATATATGACATTAGAGTCCTTTGATTAAGTCGTTGTAAATTGATTCGTTCATAAAAGGGATAGCATGAAGACTCTTGTTATCTTCGTTATCTACCAATCTTAGATCAAATGCAATACTTACTCTAAGATTGTCTTCTTTATGCTCGTCAGTATAATGGGGAACCCAACTAGGAAAAATAGTCGATCCACCTTTATAATTTCCAGGTATAAATTGAACACTTTTATCAAACACATTGTTATAATACGTGTTTGTAACATAATTGTCAAGATGAACATTACCACTTAGGTAAGCATCGTTTCCTGCTCCGTGGGCATGTTCTTCAATGTGTTCGCCCGTTCGTAATATATTAAACCAACAAACGATGTCCAAATCTCTAATTTCTGAGTTGTCTTGCATTACATAGTCCAAATATGAAATTCTAAAAAATTTCAAAAGGTCTGCAAATGCTGGTTGTTCTGTTTGATAATTTAAAAGATTATATCTACCAAATCTACTAGTAACACTATATTCTCCTAACCCTGTTCCGCCGTCGTGATGTAACGGGACAGTGTCTAAGATTCTTTTTTCATTTTTGATTAACCAATCTCTAATAGTGTCAATTTTATCAGAGTCTTCCCATTGTGTTACACCAAAAGAAATGTCCCATTGAGGACCATATTCCGTCAAAGGGTGCATACTTTTCATTTTTGCAATTCTCATTAACTTACCTCTGATTTGCCTTTACTAATAGGAACAACGTTTATGTACCCTGCTCCCCTATTAACATCTTGACCTTCTTCTGCAAGAATGTTTCTTGCAAGGTCTCTAAACCAACGATCGACAACTTCTTCTTCGGGATCGTTTTCGTAACCGTATCCTGCTTTGATCAAATTTTCCACAAATATTTTATTCCAATCCAATTCAAAAAACCCATTCCTAGGATTTTCTGGATTAACTTTGGTATCTAAGACAGCAACCCACGGTTCGTTGTTAGCAGTCGCACGTTCCTTTGGCGTCATCTTAGCAAGCTCTTCGGCTCTTTTAGCTTCTTCTTCTTTAACTTTAGCTTCTTCTGCTCTAGCTAATGCTTCTGCTTTTTCTAGTTCGGCCTTTGCTTTTTCTGCTTCAAGTTTATCAATACCGAAGATTTTTTTAATAAATTCTTTCATTAAGTTCCCCACTCATTTTTAAATAACGGCACTTGCAATCTATCACTGTAGCGTAAGCCGTTCTTCATAGCTAAGTCTGCAACATTACGATTGTTGAGTGCGTAAACACTTTCAACACCACCAACTGGCATTAGATAAACATGTCCTCTAAAGCCTGCTTTACGATATGCGGCAATAGCACATTCAGCATCTGCAAAGTCTTGTTCAGTGGCAATAACAAACTTCAAATACGCTGTACCATACTCTTCGTATTCGCATACAATCTCTGGACAGATAGCATCTTCCCACTTCTCTCCACTACACGGAAGTTTGGCACTTACGCTGAATGTAATTTCACGCCAAAAGTCTTTATCGTGATGTGACTTCCAAGTATGCAAGTAACTGGCAAACTCAGGAGTTAATTTTTGAGTACCATTTGTTTCAAAGGTAATTTCTTTCAAGTTTTGCATCTTAGGATGATCTAGCAAATCTGGATAAGCACGTTGCCAACCTAACAATGGTTCCCCTCCAGTAATTACCAGGTGTTCGTCTTTCCACTCCTTGTGAGGTAGCGTATCCACAATAGCGTCGGCAATCGCACTAGAATCCAAAACGGGAGAAAGATGCTTAAAGCGAGGATCCCAACTAGCGTAACTATCACAACCTGTACTAACCAAAGGAAGCGATTTGTACTCGGTGTAAAGAGTAGGGTCAATATTGTTTGCTTCATTACTAAGTTCTCCCTTAGGCATACCAAAGCCTGCACATTTAAAATTACAACCAAATGTACGAAGGAATACGCTAGGTACTCCCATATAGCGTCCTTCACCTTGAATGCTGTAGAACAGCTCTGCGATTTTAATTTTACTCATTGTTTAAACATTTCCAAGTTAATAATTTTTGCCACACGTTCACCGACATCTTCTCCGCTAGGAATAACATAAGTCTGACTATCGTGTCTATCTTTACGGTCGTCGTAGTGCCTGACATTAAGAATTTTGCCACCAACTGCATTACTTAATTCAAATGTAATACGTCCTTCACCTTCGGCACGACTACGTTCTACCATTGCTGTTCCCATACTTATTGCCCTTTGTTTAGCGCCAATCATATTGGATTCTTCTTCCATGTCGTAACGACTTTTATTTTCCCAAGCCTTCTTAGCCTGTTTATAAAACCAACGATCAAACCATTTCATTTCTTTTCCTTAGTATTTGTAAATTTGTAGGCAGTATTTAGGATCAGACCAGACTTTATTTTTAAATTTAATTTCTAGTCTAGTTTTACTACTATACACTCGAGTTTCAATAAAGTCTGGATCACCTATGCCATTTACTTTCATAGACTTATTAGTAAAGTTACACAACGAATCTTCAAATAATAAATCAGTTTTGGAAACTTTAAAACAACATAAAGAACAATTAAGTGTTTCTTTTTCTCTAACAATACCTATGAGATAATACTCTTTAACAGATTTAACTTTTTTAAGCCAACCATCTATAAACAAAGACCAAATTTTATTTTTATCTTTGCTGTTAAAATATGCTTTAGTTTCTTCTTGAAACGTTTGATACATACTTGCTTCAGTAGTTGACTTTGATGTATCTTGTTTGCTAACACCTTTAACATCAATACCAATATCATTAACTTTTACGTCAATAACACTTTTTCCAGCACCACACCATTCAGCATTAGGAATACTTTCAGATACAACATATTCCCACTGCTCTTTACCTAATGCAAGGGGATATCCTTTAGCAATATATTTGCGTAAAGGATTGATAATAAGATCCATTTCTTTTTGAAAAGTTTTAGGAAAATTCTTTCCTAGTAATTTTTCAATTTCAGGAACAGTCATGGGTGTTAGACAAAATGACATATTATTCTTCTGGTTTAGGATTGTCTACACTCCAGGGCCAAGAAGTTCTTGGATCGGGTTTAGGTTCTAACTTTGTATTTTCTTCTACAATATTACCATCTTCGTCACATAAGTCTACTTTGTATGGACCAATGACAGCAACATGATCGTCTTCAATTTCCCAATTGTGATCTCCGTCATAGAGCCAGGCTGTTCCCCAGCGACCATCTTCGTCTTCTTTTTCTCCACGTAGTATGGCTTCAATGTCTGCTTTTTCATCATCAGTAAATCCGTCACCGAAGTTTACATAGACAGCACAAAGATCGTCTAGTTCACAACCCCAACCTTCTTGGGGATTACAAAAAACTGGATCTTCCTCCTCCATAACGGGATTGTCTTCCTCTCGCCAACCCTGACCCCATCGCCAAGTTTCAGTAACTTCAAATCCGCGAATGGTTCCGTCTGGTAGTCTCTCATAAACATCTACAAAATATTCGATGCTTTTCTTTTCTAAAGGAGTAATGCGGTATAGTTTATTCATCGCGGTGCAAACTCCTGTTGTAGTTTAATGTTGTCAAAGAATTCTTTCTTTGTATTTCCGTCTTCTTTAAACGCACCTTTAAGCACTGTAGTTTGTGTTAGACTAGAGTGTGCCATAATGCCGCGATTCTCACAGCATCCGTGTACGGCTTGAATATACACTCCTAGGTCTGTTGCTCCTGTAGCCTTTTCGATTTCCCTAGCAATGTCATTGCAAAGTTCCTCCTGGAGAGTACCTCGTCTTGCACACCACTGGGCGATACGTGTGTATTTTGAGAGTCCGATAAGTTTCTCAGCGGCAATAATGCCAATATAAGCAACGCCAGTAACGGGTTGGTGATGATGGCTACACATACTGCGAAGCTCACTACGAACAACCAACATACCTTCGTAACGGTCCTGCGAATCATTTGGAAATGCTGTTGCGTCTGGTGCTGATTCATATCTTCCTGCCATTATTTCATTAAAGTACATTTTAGCAAGTCGTCTTGCTGTACCTTTACTATTCGGATCGTTTTCGCGATCAATCAGCAAACGATCAAGCACTTGTTCAAATGCAGGAGTTGCTTCGTCAATTAGTTTTTCTATATCACCATCATGTAGGTAATCACTAATGTTATCACCTGCCCAGAAACGCTTGCCTTCGCGCTTCATCTTAAAGCGAATATGATCGCCTAAGTAGGCTTCTTTGTATCCGCCATCGCCTGCCATTGCGTCCAGGCCTGTTTCTTTATTTGTCAATTTTATTCTCCGAGTTATTGTCGTGGATGACTGTTGTACATTGTACTAGATTATTTAGGTTTTTGCAACCTTAATAGGACATTTTTCTTAATTGCGCTTTTCAATACGCTCAATTGTACGCCTAGTTTGCCTGCGTATTTCACCAAAGCATTTGTATCTTTTGGAAAGCACATACCACCAAATCCGTAGTAGCCGTCTGGACCCGGTACTTGTAAATGACTATTTCCTATTCTAGGATCAGTTTCAATTAATTTTGATATTCTCCACCAGCTATAGCCCTGTGCATCAGCTAACTGTGCCATTTCGTTCATGTAGACTACTTTAGTGGCAAGGAATGAGTTTATAATATATTTGGCTAGAGCCGCTTCGCCTATTGAACAAAAGACAGTATGTTTAATAGGTTGTACCTGTTTAAGAATTCTTTCTGCTTCTCGTTGGTAAGCTATAATACCGCCACCTATAATA